GTAACTTTAAGCTGCAATCGATCATTTCGTTCCTGAATGGAGAAGGTGTAGAACCCGGCGTACAAATCTGCCGAGCCACTGACCAACTCATTCTGAAGGGCGGAAGGCTCAAACTTGTTAGTCACCGTCAGCTTGTTCGGGGCAGCCATCTTAGGGTTATGGATCACGTCCACGGTGAAGGTACGAGCGTTTGCATACTCAAGGTGAGCTCGCTGTAGCTGGTACCTCCCCGTCTCCGTCGCCTTCTCCCGTTTGAGGAATGGCTGACTAAAAGTGTACTCAAGGGAGTAGGGCTCACCGATGTAAAATTTCTTAGTGGTAGGGACGTTGCCTACCGTGAACACGTTGGTACCTGTCGTAGTTGACGGGCCAAACTGGTTCCCATCCTCATCCACCAGCTTCATGGTCGAGGTCACCTTGTAGTTCGCAGGGAGTGTCACAGCGTTGGCCGTGATGTTGTCGGAGTCTGTGGGGGTATCTGTTCGATGATCTAGCAGCACCTGATAATCCATCATACCCCCAGCAATCGTGGAGACATCCTTCTGCGCGTCCTCAAAGCGGATCGACTCAATGTAGTGCGTGCCTCCCCGGTTGATGATCAGGTACAGGGTGTTCGCAATGAAAGAGATGTCGTGAATGTAATCGTTCGCTGAGCCAAAGAGGTACTTGGAGTAAGCTGATTGTATCTTCTGGTTCTGAGAGTTTTGGAAGTACTTGTAGACATACAGGACAGCCTCCGTGGTGGTATCCGTGATGGCACAGATAACATCCTCGTTTGTTGCTGCCACCAGTTTCGTAATGTTGCCAGCAATATACTTCGGGATGTGCGCGGTGCTGTCCGAAGACTCCAATACATCAGCCTCCGTGGTGGACGGCTTGAGCTCTCCAATACCGCTGAAGCCTGCCCGCAGAAAGGGGAAGTACATCGACCCTCCAGCCACCACAGGATTGACGCCGGGAATCGAGACCACCTCGTTCGCGGGAGAGAGGGTGACTGTCCTCGGTGACAGGAAAGGTTCACCGTCGAGGATGAACTGCGTCTGATCACTGAAGAGGATCAACTTCTCATGGTAAGGGGTAGCGCTCCGTAGGATGGAGACCTTATTGGTGCTGGCCTGCACATCGATAGGTGAGGTGTCCAGTAGGGCAGCGGTAGTTGTTCTAAAGAAATTGTAGTACTCCCCCGCCTCACTGAAGATGGCGTTCTCTCCTGATAAGAAACCCAGTCTGTTCCTAAAGAGGAAGATGTCGTTAATGGGGTTCCCTAAAAATGAGGGGAAGGGATTGGACTGATCATCTCCGGCTGCGCGATCCGCCCACTCGACCGGCTCAAGGCGAAACGAGGGGGAAGCATTCTCGTCAAAGTCACGGATCAGTGCGACAGGCATGGTGCTCTTGTCGAAGGCATAGCGCTGCTCGTAGCCTACACATTCCACCCAGCGCCCCTGTTGAAGTCCATCCACATTGTTGGAGTCATCTGCTTCAAACCTGAGGTAGTAGTCATCTGCTTCCTCACGGGCATCACCGATGATCTTCACCACATGTCCTTGCCGACACACGGTAGGGAGGTCTTGCGTCTCGGAGGCTTCAAAGAAAGTGAGCTTCAAGCCTTGCCCACCAAGATCATCCTCGACAGTGATGTTGAACAAGTCTCGGTCAGGAGCTGAGAGCGCAATCGTGTAGCCTTGTTGCTGCACCCGCCAGCTCTGGGTGTGTAGCTTCCTTTCCTTAGTCAGCCCTAAGATGGACGAGCTGTTGACGTCCCATAGGTGTCCACCATTCGTTGGACTATACGTCATGCCCAAGCAGCTTTCCTTACCGAGCCCTGCCTCAGAGGCAACGAATGCTGCTGCGACTTGGTGGGCCCCGACCGGCTTGTGCTGGATCAGCCGTCCGTTAGACTTGTGGTTGTTAATATCGGTGCCCCAATAACCCTTGACAATCTTAGCATCACTAGCCAGCAGCTCTGCGATACGCTCAGTTCCTATAGTCTGCTGGGTTTCCTTTCCAGTCCACTTAGGAGTCTTGTACCAGTACTCACCTGTCTCGACACTGCGGGCGTCTGTGGTGCTAGAGTTACTGTCCCACTGCCACCCTGTTTCGACATTACCACCTTTTGAGGTGTAGTAGTTTCGGACGAAGTTGTCGCCAGCGTTCGGGCTACGTAAGCCTGCAGTCAGCATTCCACTCCCGACTAGCTTCCCTGAGGAGTACACCTTCAATATATCCCGATCTTCGTTGCGCCCCACCAAGTAGCTGTAAGGTATCTGCTTTCCGTTGGTACCTGCTTTTGTGTATGTACCAGTAACCTGATCGCCCTGCGCGCCGACCACCAGATGGTGAAACTTAGTGTAGGGCGCTGCGTCCTGAGTAGCCGCAAGGGTAGAGGGAAGCTGGGCCACCTTGGTCACGTTGCCATCGCCATCGGTAGTGGTATCCTGAAAGTTGTCAGGAGCTAGCATCACTACTTCCCAATCCTTAACGAGACCGAGGTTGGCGAAGGCATCTACTAAGTCTTTAACGGTAGTCGCATCAGTCGGACGCTCCTCCAGAGTATTGTGGTTTTTCTTGTACTTTGCCCACGGGAAGTTCACATAGACGATGAGCTCCTTATCTCGATAGAAGATCCCAACCTTATCGTTAAAATAGGCGTACCCTCCGACGGCTGCTGCGCCAAGGAATCGTTTGTGGAAGTCTGTCAGTGTGCTAGGATAGGCGTCTTCCCCGATTCGCACAGGGGAGCTCCCTCGCTCGCTCGTAGGAAGGAGTGGGTAGTCGTCCTTCCTCCATTTCCAGTTCTGGACTAACCGGATTGATGTTCCATTGAACTTCGGGTCATCAGTCTTCGCTTGGATACGGCAGGCCCATATACCTGTCTTCCCATTTAAGTCCACCCCCGGTAAATCAGCATAGGACTTCAGACTTGTCTGTGAGAGGGCTGCTGTATTCGGCGTTCCTTTCGCACCAGTAGTAAGAGCGGCGGAGCTGGTACCTGTGATTGAAATGGCATCTTTGAGGGCAGACGCCGTGAGAGTGATGGTTACGTTGGAGAGCGCTGGATCATCAGGGGGAAAGGTAAGGGTACCGCCACTAGCTAACGCTGCAGGGAGTGGAAGAACCGTGAACGCGCCCGTCGTCACTGCGCTCGCATATGTGGCATTGATGGTGATGCTCTGGATGGGAATGGTGTCCACCGGGTTAGCTTTGTCACCAACTTTGACCTTATAGGTCTTCCCATAGTCCGCAGTCCGAGCGGTGATGAAGGCCTCATAGTTTTTCGCGTACTTGACATCGTCCTTCGCTTTAGTAGGGACTGACGTGTTAACCAGAAAGGTGTAGTCAGCTATAGTGACTGCCCTTAAATTCTTCTTAGGATTATTACCAGAGTTGACGTAGCCGAAACCCTGATGATTATCTAACGGATACTCCGCCCCAGTGTCCGCATCGAAGACATGCATCCCACCCTTCTCCACCTTGAAGGTTCCGGACTCTGAGTCAGAGCCTACGTAAGCAGCCGACACTTCAATGTCCTCGATCTGCCGTGGGTTAGAACCCAGTGAGTAGCTCGTGGTTGTGGTGTCAGCCCAGAAAGCTACATAGACCCACTTGGGGTTAGCGTAGGTATAGGGATATGCATTGAGGTTATGAGTAATTGGGGTGCCCTCATCCGTGCCACCAGTAGACCCAGCGAGCGCGTAATCTCTGGAATCAAAATAGATATCCTCGAAGTCTACGAACCGATCAAGGGTGATGGTTCTGTTGGCGATGTTTGCCGAAGCCACACGAGCCCGTACAGCTTTATCCAACTTGGATATTCCTCCTAGTCTAACGAAGGATCCAACCAATTTCAACACCGACCAAGGATCCGCAGGGAATGTCTCTCCGGTGTTGTACTGAAGGGTCTTACATTTACCAGTTGTGGCAACCCCCTCCCCCGTCCCAATTGTGGTAATTCCCGGCCTGAAGGGCACCCAGTGAACCCTGTTAGAGCTGTCACCTATAAGGAGGTAACCATCATCATCTCCATCAACCTGCCACCTCGTGTCTACCTCGTAGCCAAAGTTATCACTCAGTGAGGCCTCTGCACCGGAAGCCTCAGGCACACCTAACAGGAACGTATTCGCGGGCCACGGTGAGGGGGCATATCCCCACGAGTCATTAGGGATGCCGGTGTTGCCGGTGCGATCGCCAGAGAGGGTTACATCATTGACAGCAGCATCAGCGTCTAGTGTGAAGGTCTGCCCATTGCCAAAGTCAAGTACCTGTCCACTCTTTAGTGCCTGCTCTAGCGCATAGACACCCATTGTGGACGCACCTTGGGCGGTGCTACTAGATGTCCGGACACCATCGTAGTAGTCGAACCACTTAGTAGGTACACGCAGCTCATAGTGCCTGCTAGCATCAAAAATCTTCTCAGCGTTACTGCCTGATTTAACCCCCTCTATTCGGACGATGTCCCCAGCAACCAATCGATGGCCAGAACCAAACTCAACGGAGTATACTCCATCGACCCACCGCTTATCATCTCCCCTTACAGATTCAAGGGTGATCTTTGAGATGGAAGCCTTACCGAATTTCTGTATGGCTCCCCCAGATGTACGACTAACTGTGATGTCCCACGTTGCGCCATTGACGGTTACTGTGAGGACGTAGTAGTCAACCCCTGTACTGAGTCCGCCGGGTAGTGTGGATTCAGTGGCGTAGGAAGCAAACCGGATGCGGTCACCTACCACTACTGCAGTCCCTATATTGATACTGTCTGCCGACGCCAAGAATGAGTTAACGGTGATCTCCGAGTAGGGATTAACCACCACCACATACTGCTCACTGGTGTCTCGGTTAATCGTATGGGCGAAGGATGTCCCAGTGTCTACCGACAGCTTGTTAATGAACTTTGTGGGAGGCCGTTTGGTTAGCCCTTTAATGGTGGAGGAGAACCCATTGATCTGCTCCGTAGCCTGCGAGGAATATCGTTGTGATTCAGCTTGCTGACTGACCCCCTGTGCTAAGGTGGTGGCTGCATTTTTGACGATGGGCATTAGGATTTATAGAGCGATGATATAGGTGTTGTGTTACCAGTCCCCCCTCTGTTGATCGTATAGAATGCTAGGGGAGACTCAAAGATACTCGTGTCAGCGTTGTCACTGTCCTGCTGGAGGGCATTCGTCTTTGCTTCCATCTCATCTTGCCCCAGCATCTGCACTAACAGAGGGTCACCGACGTACCTAGCTGCGAAGACACGAGCGGCCTTGGTGATGATATACCGTCGGGCATACTCCGGAAGCGAAGGCTCACCAACTGTGAGCTGCTCGAAGGGTATCTGCGAAATTGTAGTAGCTTTGATATCAGCTGAGTACTCCCAAGTGTTCGTGCTCTTATCAAATATGAAAGCCCCACGAACTATAGGGTCACTGCGATTATAAGAGTAGGTATTGAAGTCGAGACTCAAGGCGTTTGTCGGTGTCTGTATCCGTTTTGTATAACTGTAAAGTATCCCATTCGGGGAACCATCAAGGGTGAACGTCAATCCTGAGGTTGAGACAGCCGTCACTATGTGGTCACTACTTGCCACTACGTCTGTCATAGTTTCTCCGACGTTAATATAATGTGCGGAGGAGGTGGTGACTACTGATCCGGCAAGGGTTCCAGCTATCTGCCCGGTTCCACGGGCTAATGTAACACCATAAAATCGATTGAAGTGCCAACCTTCAGACTGCACAGCCCTGTCAATTTCTTCCAAGACTTTCTGTGCATCGTTAGCTTCTCCGGCGACAGCTAGTTCGCTAATCCTCGACTGCCCTATAGAGGACAACATCTGGTTAACCGCTGAGAGGGTTGAGGTGAAACTTCCGTAAGCTGCCATAATTTTTATTAAAAAAAAAGAGGACACCCCCCGCAAACCCGTTAGGGTTAAATACTGCGGAGAGCGTCCTCGGTTACTATTAAGACTCGATACCGTCTTGACGACCGTCAGACCAGACAACAACAGACTCAGGGCGAAGAGGCCCATGACCCATGCTGTACTTAGCGACAAACAAGTTACCTTGACGGGCAACCATGTACTCCGACTCCATTGCCAAGTCCATCAGCTTCAACGTAGCGAAGCCACCCTTCTGGAAGACGATGCCTGCCAGATCGCTACAGTTGATACCGTAGTCGTTACCGCCGGTTGCGCCCACACCAGACCACTTGTGATCCGTGGTAGTAAGGTTGCTGCTTGGGAGGTGGTTACTAGTGAGGAGGGTGATACCTGCCACACGAACAATGGTACCGCCTGCCAGTGAACCTTCACCGCCAACGTCCTTGTTGATCATAGACGAGCTAACAATGTCCGTTCCCGCACTGTTGTTAACCATCTCGTAGTACATCGCAGGAGTCACGATGGCATACCGATCACTCTGTGGGACATCCTTCTCGTCCAACAAACGTGCAGACTCGAAGAGAGCTCTACGAATGTAGTTAGCGCTAGGAGTTGCACGGAGGTTCCCAGAGTACTCCGCCGAGGCCGAGTAGGTTTCCGTCAGCGGCGTTGCATGGGCTGTGTTCACAGCATCCGCAGTCGAGGTGAATGTTGTGCTGGCATCGTTCGACCTCTCAGAATAGACCACAGAACCGCGCTTCGTCTGGGTGGATATCCAAGCATCCGAGGGGACAAGACCGTTAGCGTCATCGCCATCCGTTCCGTCCTTCGCGCCAGTCATCACAGCAGTGCGAAGCACGTTCTTATCGAACTGGTTAGCCAAGGCTTCACCAAGTTGATGAGAATATTGTGACCTCACATCGAAGTGACTCACCAGCTCATCAATAGAGGCTATGAACGTAGAGCTCATGAGCACCTTATCGATATGGATGAGGGTTTCCGTTTGCTGGAATTGGTTCAAGCCACCACCACTCACACCGGCACTTAGGATGTCCGTACCCGGAGTGTAGTACCCCGCATTTGCAGTCCCAATGATGGGAAACTGTGCTGATTTACCCTTCGATATAGTACGAATGGTGTGCAACGGTTTCATGATGTTTTTCTCATCAAAGACCGTCATTACTTCTCCACCAAACTTCTTTAAGAAGAGTGCGGTTGTATCACCTGTGCTCTTGTTCGAGCCTATACGTCCTGCAACATTTGCGCTGCCGAACAGATTATCGTTAAATGCCATATGATTTTTATTTCCTTATTACTATTTCTAAACAACTAAGCGACCGAAGCACTCACTCCGATCTTATACAATCCCTTACAAGATGTCCTTCAAGTTGTCTGTCGTAACAGGCTATTCGGCTTCCCCTTCGGGTAAATCTAACGGCCCAGCTAACCATCCTTCAGGAAGAGTGACTCTGTTTTGAGAGAGTTCCCACTCTTTGCCTGTCCAATAGTAGACTCGGCCTGTGACATTTGGCCCTAAACGAACCAGCGTGTCACTTGTTGGGATAAAGACGACTCTTTTTCCACTTGTCAAGCATCCGCTGCTTCCAAGCGTCACGCATACTGCGAGCAACGATAGGAGCAACCGAGGCTGTGACCGCTTTTCCGCTTTCATTCCAGAGTAAACGCAGGATTTCTTTAAGTATTATCGCTATTACCTTCACTGGCCTTCGCGTCTAGTTTCTTAATGGTCAATCGGGAGCCGGTGTAACCGAGGGCTACGAGGGCGGTCATGATGAGCCCAACGATCTTCGTCAGCCCGTCACTACCGTCCAATATCCCTGAAGAAGCGATAGCCCCAATGACTACAGCAGCCATGCTCATGTAGAACTCGGTGGATTTGTACCCCGGTTTCTTCGTCACTGGCTCTGCAACCACTACGGTCTCTAGCTTCACAGCTACGGGAGCGAGGTCTAGGGGTTTTTGCTTATTCGCTGACATCTGTTGCCTCCTCTTGCTTGTGTTTGGTAACCTCTCCCAGTTTTAACTCCACCGTTGTCCCCTGCATTGCAAGGGTGAGCAAGGGGAAGGGAAGCTCAATGGCCAGATAGGGAACCTTGAAGGTGATGCCCTTCGCAGAGATCGAGGCGTCTGGTAGGACTCCAGCAGCTTTGCCAGCACACAGAGAGGGGATAGCCCAGCTCAGAGTCTGACCGAAGAGGGTAATACTTGGGACAGGCTTCAGCTTTGCCCCGAATACTCCAGCGTTAGCGCTCAAGGTGGTCACCAAGAGGGCTCCAATTAGGATGATTTTTTTGTTCATGTGATGTTCCCCGTTAAGGAAAGTCGTTTGTCTACCATTGCGTGGAACCGTGTGTCTCCGGCTTTGTAGAGAGGGTTGGACATGTCTTGCTTCATTTCATACAGGGAACCATAGCCCCCTACGTTGGGAGCATTTGAGCCTTGAAGGAGGTTGGGCTCACTCGGTGCCTCACCTCCAGCAGCCACGAATCGTGCATGCATCCCTTTAACGGCTGCGTCCATCAACTGTCCGCCTATGTCAACGGCCTCATTAAAGCTATCTACTTCATCAGAGGATAAGCTATCGGCCATCCACTCGCCCATCGCTTGGTACCCCTCCTGACCACCAGTCATATCGTACACTCGTCCTTCTTCTGCCGTGGCAGCAAGCTGTTGCCCCTCGATGTACCGATCTACAAGGTCACGGCCGAGCCCCTTCTTCACGAGGGCTGCATAGCTGTCGTCTGTTAGTTCCCCCTTGTCCCGGTACTCCTCCTCATACTGCTCAAACTCTTGAGGCGAAAGCAGGCCCTTAGCGTCTGCGCTTTGGGAAGACATCCTCCGCTCAAGCGAAGAGTAGGCTTGGGCAAGTGCTTCCGCATTGGAGAACTTGTCCGGCAGCCATTCAGGTCGGTCTGAGGATGACTCGTCGTCTACCTCCTCAACTTGTGGTTCAATTTGCTCGCCCTCTTCCGCCGGGGCAATCCCGTCGGGGTCAGGGCCTGTGTCGTGGTCTCCAAAGGTTACTCTCTCCATGTTATGTTTATTTGTAGTATTTGTTGTGTTTTCCCGGCTGCTGTCCGGGGCCCTTCTTAGGAACAGGTGGTCTCTTTACTTTTTTCGCCAGCTTCGCCTCACCATTAGCCTTATCTACATAGGCTTTAAGCTGCTTCTGGGTCATCTGCTTCGCTGGCTCGTACTTAGCAGTCCCCCGTTGGGCTACTGTTAGGGCCGACTTAGCTCCGAAAGGTGTGTTCCTCCCGAAGGAGGACTTCTTTTTCTTTTTTGCTGGCATATCCTTATTTCTTCTTGACCTTCAGGGCCGCACGTTTCTTTCGATCTGCTTTCTTCGCCTGCTTTTTGAATTGAGTAACTCTCGCTCGACTGGGTTTGCCGTAGGGCCGAGTCATCTCTCTGTCGGGAAGATAGTTGGGGTCATCATACTCAGAGGCATTCTTCCGTTGGGGTTTCTTCTTAGGAGTAGCCGCCTTCTTGTTTGCGTCTAGCGTCTTCCGTGCCTGCTTGGTCTTACTGGCTGTGGTACGCTTACCAAACTTGGAGGCCTTTTTGACAATGAGTGTTGATGCCTTCTTAGCAACTGCCTTGGCCGCCGTCTTCACGCCAGCAGTCCCTGTAGCCACGCCTATCGCGAGATCAGCTAAGCCGATAGCTTTGACAGCCTTCTCCTTTCGCTTGATCCTCGCTATGGAAGCCGCAGCTACCTTGCCTTCTGCTCTCGCACCGTCCCGCTGAATCATCAGCATCTTTCTGGCGCGGCCTCTTTGTTTTTCTGTGCGTGGCATAGATTATTGTTGTTGAGCCATCTGTTGAGCCATCTGAGCGGCCCCTTCCGGGTTCTCCTGAGCCATCTTACCGGCTGCATTAGCCATGTTAGGGGCAATCTGCTGCTGCATTTGTTGCTGTTGTTGCTCAGCGGCAGTCGCTTGCACCTCCTCATCGGTACGCACCAGTCCCTCGACGTCAATACCTAATGCGGTCGCTCGTCTCTTGAGGTAATTCCCGGTGTTGACATACTTCGAGAACTCTTCGGGGCCGATCAGCTGCTGCACTCCTCCAACGAAGGAGTCTAGTTTGTTAAGGTCATGGCCTCTACCTAGTGCCTCAAGCCCTGTTACAATCGTCGTTTTGATGATCTTCTTGGGTAACTTAGGTAACCGGCCAGATTTTGACATACGATCCATCAGTCGGTTGACCAATGGCATCTGAAATTCTTGTGACAGGATGCTGTACACCCCACCGAGTACGTCCTCCAGCTCTTGGGCCATGAAGCGTATCTCCTCAGCCGTTACTCTCTCGCCGCTTCTCTGGACGGAAGAGTTCATCAGGAAGGCAAACCCCAAGCGTTCCCTGATCTGGTCTACCGTTTCCTGAGCGACTCGGAGGTCAGCGTACTTCTCCAATTGCAGGACGGTGACATCCTGCGCGTTGCCTTGCACGATAGAGCCGTTGGGGCTCGAAGCCAGTGTCCGTGGTCGAGTCGTCCCATTCGGGTTGACGAGGAAGAGTACCTTGGCGGCGGCGGCTGAAGCCTCGACGATAGCCTGAGTCAGACCTTCGAGAGACCTGAGATCTCCCATGTACTCCTCAATGAAACCACGTCCATAGTTCTCATTCTCAATGCGAGTAAAGCGGAGCGGCATCCACGGGTTCTTATCGAGAGCGTACTCCCCTTGAGCAGATTTGATGTTGATGTCAGCGACTTCCTGTCTGACTACCCACTTTTTCTCCTGTCGGTACACGGCGGTGTACACCTCCACAGATTTCTGTAGGCCTGCTCCAAGGCTCTCCCCTAGCTCCTGCCCAGCCGCTTCCACAGCCTCTCGGACGCTGAGTGGGAGTACGTCAGGGTCAACTGACTCCCGGATAATGAGAGATTGCATATTCCCCATTGGGTCACGCTTACAAACGTAGCGATCTAAGTTGAACACCCGCAAGCCACCCTTATCTGGGACGTAAAGTAGGACGTTCCCCGCCACAATGAGCTGCTTGAGAGCCTCGAAGACTCCCACTCTCACTGCACTTGTCTCCACTTCGGACTGAACCGCCCGCTCGACCTCTGACAGGGCCTTCTCAATCTCCGTTTGGAGTTCAGGATCATCCTGTTCCCCTGTTTTCTGTAGCTCAAACTTGTCGATGATCAGTCTGAAGAAGGGACTGTTAGGGGGGAGGAGGGCCAGTAGTAACTTGCTGGAGAGGTTGTTCACCCCCCGCGCACCAATGCTTTGATACGGTGTGGGGTAGTCCTCGCCTCCGCTACTAGAATCAGGAGGGACAAGGAAAGGTATAGTGAGACCAGCAGAATCCCTAGCCCTACGTAGATAGGCATTTCGATCACCTTCACAGGCCGCATAGTGCGATTTAAGTGATCCTTCATGCATAAGGCGTGTAGACTCCTCCCCCACCTGTAGCTGCATTCACCCCTGATGGGCTGGCAGAAACTTTTAGATCTGACCGCGCTGTCCCCCGCAAGCGACTCTTGTTCTTCCCCCCTCGTGTCGGTCGGGCACGTGTGACTTTCGCAGGCTTCTGAGGCGGCTTCGGTGCAGCTACCGGCGTTGGGGGCTTGATCCTTTTAGGGGCTTTTGGGCTAAACAGACACATTAACTTTGTTCCTCTTGGATATTCTTTAAGGCTCTGACTACAGACAGTTGACCCTGCTTATACCTCACAGTTTTGATGTCGTCATCCACTTCAGGCATCCGATCAGGGAATACCGCTAGGAGCCACACGATAAGAGCCTGCTCTACCGGAGGCAACTTCTCTGTAACACTATTCACCGGAAAATCAAGCGGCATCTGGAATAATTTTCAAGGTTTCTAACATCTTTGTCAAGGACGTGTTCAGTTCGTCCTTCGTTTTGTCGTTGTTCAGGACGTAATCAAACTGAGAGTAATCGTCTAGGTCGTTCTCGGTCACATGGGTATCTATCTCTGTCGGGTAGAACCGGGAGTCAGCCCTGCGTTCCACTCTCACAAGCTGTCCCATCTCGTGCCCATCATGATTGTCTCGACCACGCCGGACGAAGTCAGCCTCATTCTTAAAGCGAACATCGGTAATGAAGAGGACATCGAACCGAGGCTCAGAGAGAGCGACGATCTTCGCCATCTTGTTAGTCCAGTAATCACTTCCATTCCACTGCCGTCTGAACTCGGTACCCCACACCTGTAGGAGTGACCGGAACTCTTTCTTATGTTCCTCAATGAACTCCACCCGGAAGCCAGTGATCTCTGATACTTCCTGCTTTAGAGGGTCAGCGAAGGCCACCCTCCCAACTTTCATCTGATGGTCGCGCCTTAATATGTCAGCTGCTTGAAGGTACGCTGTGTCCTTGCCGCTCAGTTTTTTTCCGCATAATCCTATTAGTTTCATTGTGGTTTCCAGTAATGTACTTTTCTCTCGGTTTCATCATAGTCATCTGATCGGAGAATCCTTGCGAGTCGAGCTTGCTTGAGCGCGTCAGCTTCCGTGAGGTTCTGGCGCTCGTAGGTCTCCACTACTCCCTCCCATGTGGGGGAAGCTGTTAAAATTCGTTCAGCCCTTGTAGGCCCTATCGTAGGACAGCCGGTGTACCCATCAGTACTGTCTCCGATCAGCGTCTGATATAGATGGTATCGATCAGCAGCCTCTTGCGTGATGCGTTGGATACCGAGTGCCGCCTTGTTAGGATTATATAGGAGGCAGGGGATAGTCAGCATGTCTTTATCGGTGGAGACAATTATCTTTCTAGTCCCTGCCCGGAACGTCTTTCTGGTTGCCCAGATTCCCAGCAAGTCATCGGCCTCTAAGGGCTCACGGATGACGGCGCTCCAGTGCTCCACTAAGTGCTTCCGAAGAGGCGGTAGGCCCATCGGTTTGCGTGAATGCGTGCGGGAGAATTTGTAGGTGGGGTCAACCTCTCGTCGGAAGTTCTCTTTCCCTGTCAGTGCTACCTCGATGGCATCCGCCTTGAGGGTGGTCACTAGGAACCTCAGGTCAGCCTCCAGTTGAGCGATTGCTTGATGCATGTCTGTCCACAGCGTCCAGATGTCATCACCCCAGTCAGTAGCTACCTCTGAGCCTGCAGCGTGTTTATATGCGAAGATGTCTCCGTCTAATAGAATAGTTGTCATGTAATAAAATTAGTAGACTGCTTTGAGTAGTTCCCAGTTCTCTCTATTCTTCTCATACTTACTGGGGCGTCGCTCATGAATAGAGACCCAGATGCCTTTCAAGTCATTCCACGGGATGACGTAGGTGACCTTCATGGGGATGACGTGGACAAGTAGCACCGAGTAGCCGCCGACCTTAGCTCCCGCTCGAATCCTGTAGTAACCCATCCCATTCTTGTGAGTGGCTGACCGCACCTGCACTGTGTTAAGTATCCCCTCATACTCCGTGATGAAGTCATAACTACATGACAAGACTGGGTCAGATATTATAAAGCCTCGGTTTAGTAGTAGTGCTTTCAGCATCATCTCGCAGGCGACTCCACGTGTTTCGTTCCTCGCCCTAGTGTTAATGGGTTTCAGCCCAATTTGCTCCTGCCTTTGCTTCCCCGTCAAGCGGGCACCTAAAGTTGAGCACATCTCCTGCGTTCCGAATAGATTCAACTGCATATTGTTTTACTTTCTCAACATGCTCAGGAAGGACTTCCAGTTGGAACTCATCATGTACATGAGCTACGAAGCTCCAGTCCTGACCATGTATCAACCCATCATGTGTTAGTTGTTCGTAGAGGAGGACGGTAGCCTGTTTCATCACCACTGCTCCCGCTGCTTGTAACAGCGTGTTCAGCGCAGCATGTTCACTGCGTATGGCTAAGTGCCTACCATCGAGCCCTCTGAGAAAAGCCCTACCACTACAGGCAGAGGTGACACAAGTCTTTAGTTTAGCTAACGCTGGAAGACTACGGAGGAACTTCTGCTTGATCTTCTTACCTGCTGCTCGTCCTTGGCTTATAATTTCACCGATCTTGGTGTCCCCCGCACCGTAGAGGAATGCATAGATGAACGTCTTGGCTGCATCCCTTGTCGGGAGCCCTGCTGCTTCCTGATTCACGGTATGTATATCTGCCTTCAGGATGTTCTCAGCGTAGGTACCACCATCGTATGGCGCTAGGTAATGAGCGAGGCAGCGTAGCTCTAGGCCAGCCGCATCACAGCCTACCAGTACCATCCCTTTACTCGCCTTGAACAAGCTCCGGCACTCCAATCCGTAGGGGCTACCTACACGTGGGACTTGGGCCATGTTAGGGTTGGAATGTGTACACCGTCCGGTCACTGCCCCGTTGGTGTTAACACGTCCATGCATACGTCCGTTCACTTCCAACTTGAGCCAAGCCTGTTGCCCTTCCGCGAGCATCCCCATGCGCTTGACCAGTAGCAGGTATTCGTTTAATAACTCGACAGATTCCTGCTTTGTTGTTAATTTAATGGTGGAGAGAACAGTCTCGTCAACCTTCGGCTTACCTTCCTTGGTGAACTCAGTTGGCTTCCATCCGAGGCGTTGCAACCTGTCAGCGATGTGATCCCTACTGCCGGGATTGAATGGGACGATCTTCTGCTTGCAGGGGCCTTGATCAATCATCTTGGGGCTGAACCCAGCCTCCTTAGCTGCTTTCTTGGACGGAAAGAGTCTACCCCCGGCGCGGGCCAGATGAGTCTTCATAGGAATCTTATCATCAGCAAACATCACCTTCAGTTGCTCAAGTAAGTCCAACTTCCGGGTGGATAGCGTCACATACAATGATCTCGCTGCATCGAGGTCGAAGGAGAAACCGTTCGCCTCCATCCGCTGGAGACACCACGCAAAGTCATGCTCAAGGGTGATGCACTTCTCATTCCATTCAAGGGCCAGTAGACTAGCTAACAACAGTGCGGTGACTCGTGTATCCTGAGTACAATATGTCATCATCTCTTCCGAGTACTCCGCGAAGCCGTGTTGTTCAATGTGATCGCCCTTCAACTCCCCTAGCCGGTACCCCCACGCCTTCAGTGAATGAGATCCTTGCAGCTTCGGAGGCATGTAGAGGTGACCACCGGGATTGGCCATCTTGATACGATCCTTGTCACCTAACGTGGTGTGCATCAGACGGGACAGCACCAGAGTGTCGGTAAACTTTTCAACACTACTCTCCGCCAGCCTCGCCCACGTGAGCCACCCCAGTTGAACGAGACAGGGTAAGTCGTAGTTTATGATGTTATGCCCAATCAGCTCATTTGAGGCTAAAAGATAATCTACACCGGCCCCTAAATTTTCCGGCCCAAAACGATGGACTTCTTCGGTCTCAACGTCGCGACATACGATGCACCAGAGGAAGGTAACCTCCGGCAGGAGACCGTTCGTCTCAATGTCGAAGATTGTCCTCCGTGGTTCCCGGTCAGAAGTCGTTAGTGTCATCAGCATCTTCCGGTGGCTCCGTTTCGTTCAAGCGGCCAGTCTCTTCACTGTACTCCAGCCATGTGGCATTCCCCGTCTGACCAGACCACCGATTCTTGAGAATCCGAACGGTAGTGAGGTGTGACGTTTCAGGGTTCTGCTGATCCCTCTCCAACCCAATTACGATGTCGGACAGTTGAGCAATCGAGGCTGATCCCCGAAGCTGCGCGAGAGTGGTACGAGCCCCCTCTTCATGTCCCTTACCGTCTGGTCGCTTCAGGTGTGATACTAATACCAGCCCGAAGGAGAGTTCCTCCACGAGTGAGCGAAGCTTGGTCATGGTGTTGTCGATCATGCGCCTCTCGTCGCCTCCCTCCATGCCACTAACCACGATGGATATGTGATCAAGAAAGATGATCTTGCAACCCACGCTGGTCACCAGATAGCGAATCTTCGAGAGCAGGTTCTCTTCACCGAGGGAGCCCCAATGGTCATAGGCGTAGTAGTTGCCAGATCCGACCGTTGCGTCGAACGCTGCCTTCTTTTCCGCCTCATCATGGTCTTGCGGGTTGAGGAAGATGGGCTTGTTCATGTGCAGTCCCATCAGGCCCAAGGCGGTGCGCTTGGTAGACTCCTCCAGTGCGATGTAGCCGATAGTCTGCTTGGATGATAGTAGATGATATGCGAACTCCTTACAGATGGCACTCTTGCCAATTCCTGAGCCTGCACAGAGCGTTACGATCTCTCCTTCACGTAGACCATGAGTCATCGTGTTGAGGCCGTTCCACGGGTACATGTGGGACATGCAGGAGTCATCCTTGTTGATGATGTCCCACAGATCAGAACCGGAGACGATCCCGTCAGGTCGCCATGACTTGGCGTTCCAGACCGCATTGATTAACTCCTTTCCACGTCCAGCAACCAGCATGTCATTGGCATCCTTGAGAGGGAGATTAGCGATCTTCGCCTTGCCGACAGCTAGTACTTGGGAGCATTTGTCCGCTGCCTCTTGGCCTACCTTGTCGTTGTCAAACATGATGATGACTGACTCGTAGCGCTGTAGCCATTCGAGGTTCTCCTTGAAGGCCTTGACGGCTCCGGCTGCCCCGTTGGGAACGCTGACGACAGGCCAGCGATTCTCCATGAGTTGGCTCACCGACATGGCGTCAATCTCACCTTCAGTCACCACCACCATTTTGGCACTCCGCCCATAGCTATTCTGCCAGAGCTGCGAGCCATATAGAGGTAGCTTCCCTTTGCCAAGAACGAGGAAGTCCTTGTCGGGAAACCTGATCTTCGAGATGCGCTCACCTTCAGTGGTGAAGTAGTTGGCAATCTGGACAGGGCGTCCATTGTATTCCCCCACTTCATACTGCCAGAATCGGCAGGTCTCTTCACTGACCTTACGCTTGTGAAGGGTGCTGTATGTTACGTTGGCAAGGGAGGAGTGATTGGTATACTCCTCGGTCGCCTTCTGGGGCGTCTCGGCGACCTTATCGTAGTCGCTATGGAAGGTATCACAACTGAAGCAATACCCATGTCCATCGTCGTAGACCCCCACAGCGTCACTACTGTTGCAGCTAGAGCAGGGGCCATGTCTAACTAGTTGGCTTTCGTCTTTTTGATTTGGATTTGTGTTTTCGGTAGTCACTTTCTAAACTTTCTATTTGTCCATCAAACATTATTGTTTTTATAACTTCTTGTCCCTGTTTGGTCACCCTCATCCATGTGAGCGATCCTGCTGTGCCTTCGAGGGTATCAAGGTCGTCTATAGCGACGAGTGCCTTCTTACCTTCGGCGGTCTCTAGGGCGGCGTGGGTTGCCTTGTGCGGTCTTATGAGAACCATGACCGGGGCACCTTCTTACCGCTCCACAGGAAGCCGTGCTTCTCGCACCATTCAGCGTAGGTTGTCCGACTCTTCTTGCTCAGCCTATTGTTGGGCTGCTGGAAGACGAACCGGACTTCCGTGTTAGGATTCTGCGCCTTCACAAGCAGGTGCTTAGCGCGATCCTGAGCGAAGAAGCGACCCTTGGTCTCAATGAAGTAGCCTTGCTCGTCCAGCCAGAAATCTGGTAGGTACGTGTGCTTCTTCAGATAATCCAAGCGGGTAGGCTCGTAGGAGAATGGAACACCTTCTGTCTCCAGCAGGTGCCCCATCCCCCATTCGAGCTTACTCCTATACGCGTGTGCTATAGAACCCATCGGCTGACCTCATGGAACTACCTTCAGAAGTCAGACGCTGAACTGGGATCGATTTCGTTGGGAGTACTACTGATGGTCACAGTAGTGGATATTGGTTCGTCTTTGGTAGTAGACTCGAAGCCCCCTTCGATCACACCAAATCCGTGATCTTCTGCTTCGTTCCCTCCAACACGAACCAAATTGAGGCACTGCACAGCCTTGAGTCGTAAGGTGACCCCAGTGGCCATCGCTGTGTTGTATCGAATCAAGTGCATAGCCACTTTCACCTTACTCCCAGAACCAATGAGTTCCCCCATCGGCTTCGCCATGCCATCAAAGACTTGAGGCCTCTGATAAATCTTGGAGTCATCCTTGTTGGACGTGAAGTACGGCCGTAGCTTGGCAGTGAACAGAATCTGCTCCTTGCCGTCCGGTGCTGTAATCCTCTTACCCTCGACTGGGTTCACCTTAGTGGGTGTATCCCCATTAACTTTGAGGGCCTTGAGGTGTGCTTGAAGCTCTCCATTGAGAGTCTTCTCGAATGCCTTCGCGTCCTTATCAGGGAGCGAGAAGGTGATCTTGTACCAGCCGGGTTTCTCGAACTTAATGTCCGGCTCACTCAAGTGAGTGTAAACGGCTGTGGCTTCTGGTGTGGTCATGGCGACATGTTGCGCCTTTTTGTTTTTTGTCATTTCTCGTTTCTGTCTCTCGGTTTTAGGTGACGCTAAGCGGTAATCCGCACGTCAAGAAACAACGTAATGAAGGTCAGCCGCCGTGTCAACCCCAAATATCAACCCCAATGAACTTTTTATTTTTCCCTGCAAATACTCAACATCTGCAGGTGGTACCCCATAGCAGTCATGGAGTGCTTGAACGGGTTTGTCAAAATCGTGGAGGACGTGGTGCAGGAGGGCAGCATCAAGGGAATGGACAGTGTTAGCAGCGACCGCATTGCAGGCTCTCCGGTATGAGAGGGTGCCGTCAGGCTGCGCGAGGTGGAAGCTGATCCGTTCCCCATTGATCGTAGTCCGTATGCGAGTTACACGGGAGCCAAGGTAGGTATTACTGACAGGGAAGCCACTCGGTGACGTCCATGATAGTGTCTCGTCTTTCTTCACCTTCTTACGACATTCCTTCATGAAGCTATGAGGGCTCTCCGATAGCTCATTCAATGCTTCATGGTACACCACGAGGAGCTTCCGTATCTCAATGTAGATGCTCTTCCCGAATACGTCATTCCCTCGTTCCATGTACCACTCGGTGACCAGCTTCTGTAGGCCATGAGGGGTTCCCCCATACATGTACATGACGGTCAATAATTTGATGAGCTTACGGTCGAGCCCCATCGACAGCCATGTGATCAACTCCGGACTTCCGGTAGCCAGTATCTTCACCTTCATGCTGTCGAGAACCAGTTGGTATATGTCGATAGGCTGGCTCCCGCCTGCGAGGTTGGTTAGACGTTGCAGCTCTTTGTCCTGACGGACGAGGGCGACGATCTGTAGACCACTTGCGGTGTGGTCGAGCTTCACCGGGAGATGAGTCTTGAAGGTAATCCGATTGGCAATCCAATTGACAAACTCCATACACCACTGGAGGAACTCGATGGGGCTGTCACAGTCACACCAGAATGAACGATGAGCAATGGGGTCACGGGCAACCGCTTTGATCTCCTTCTCATGCTTCATCACCCAGTCTTGACGATCTTGGAAGGTACCCTTGATGCCGTACCGATTGGCCCCTCCGATCAGAAACCAATGCTCACTCCCACGTACCGATTGAGGCTCAGCAAATTCGATCAGGCCCCTAGCCAAGTCAGGCCCCTGAGGGTTATAAACTTTCGGGACATAATAGAGGCGACCCCGGAAGTCTGCCTGAGTGGGGAACCAGATGGTGTGATCCTTGAGGCTCCTCGCTCTGTTTAGAATATTATGTATTGTTAACAACTTCGGGATAAGTTTTCTCCTCCGAGAATACATTAAGGCTTGACTCGCTCGATACCCCTCCGTACCTATAGGGGCCCTTTCGTCGCTCAACTGAACGTGTACGTCCTTTAATAATTCCCTTTTCTGTAACTCAAGGACAGCCTGCAGGGTTTTAGAGGAGACCCTATGAGGTACCTCCTGTAGGCAGTTTGCTGCGGAGAATGCTAACTTGAGGCTCTCTGTAGGATACCTCTCTTTGTTCACCCCGACGTTCCTTTTAATAAAGCTCCAGTTTATGTCTATAGGAAGGTCGTATCCTCCCTTCTCCACCGAGACCCACTTAGGAGGCACCTCCATGACTGGTGAGAAGTAAGGTGAGAGACGAGAGACTCTTCGATGGAACTCTCCTACCCAACGAATGGTCTCCTGTGTGGGCACTAGGTAGTAGGCGGTCTTATTCTTACCTAGCTTCCTCTTCTCATACCCTACCAATCCAGTAGAGGTACGTATTAGCTCAATTAAGGTAATACCTATAGGGACAGCAGAAGCAGCAGCAATGTCTATCCTCCACGAATCCTTGAAGTCTTGATTAGCAGCTCTGATGGCAAGAGCCCGTCTGAACTTGTAGGCACTCCTGCGAAGGATCTTCGAGTGTAACCTTTTCCACCACATCTTATGGTTGACCTTCAACCGCCGGAAGGCGATCTCGTCGAGGAGGCCCTGCCCGATCCTAAAGGCGACAGCGGTACGCTTCTGGGGCTTGGTTAAGGTGTCCAGAAGGTTGGTCATGCTTATGTGGGAAATAACTGCTGTCTTCAACTCTTTAAGACAGAGGAACTCCGCATGATAGATACCTGCGCGGCCGCGAGTAGCCTTATCTAGGAAGTCCCCAATCGCTTTATTCAGCTGTTTCGACAGGTGGCGGTAGAGGTATTTCCCATGTACCGTTTTAGATTCCTGAGATTTCTCAGATAAGCGCCTAACCTTGGCGTTGTATCTACGTTTACCCTCTTGTATTGCGGTGGTTCCGTTCACTGGTGGAAGAAAGAGCCGCACCCACGTGAAGAGATGGGGGAAAAAGGTGTGACCACAACACCAAAACCCCACGAGAAACGTCGGTACGGCTCAAAGTTAAGAATTACGAGATCGGTTCTGGCTTTTAGATTGAACTCGGAGATTCTTTCTGGATCTATTATGTGGGTTGCGATCTCTGTGGTCAACATCTAGGCCGTCCCCTTTTGAAACTCTTCCAGCTTTGACCATATCGGCGCGGCTTTTGTTTCGTGCGGCACGCCTCTTGATCTGCTTCTTCTTTGCGTGGAATCTTTTGTACTCGTCTCCGTAATCACGCATTCCAAAGATTAGGAAGCGCTGATGGAAAATGTCAAGTACCGACAGACAGGTCTGTGATAGTAGAGGTTAGTTGAGGGTTGGATGGAGCGAGTCGCCCAAGCTCCGGAGCTTGCGGAGGGCCTGGGCTACTCGCGGAGCGCTAGTAGAGATTGAACAGAAAAAAAGGGGCTCAGAGAGTATCTTTTTAGGACACCCTCCGAACCCCTAGTTGCAGTGGTGGCTCTTGCCCAACCTTAACCCAAAACCATTAGACTAAAGGCGGCCTTTCGTTCCGCCGGGTTTTGTTTTTAGTTGACCACCACTAAATTGGTCACGCTTCTAGATTATGATAGCTATTCCAGATCATGCTGTCCATGTCGGCACATGTTTTCTGCCACTTCATACATTCTCCAAGGAACAAACCTTCTAGCAGCTTGTAGTCTTTATAACTTGATGGAGTGCTGATGGCAGTTGTCCTATATACTCGCTTGAGCCACTTCAGTACGTGAGTGTCTAATACGCCATACATGGCATCTTGTTGGGAGTGGATGAGGAAGAACCTTGAGGTTTTTCGCCCTACACCATGCAACTGTTCAAACGCACGTGGATTGCTAGGCCCGTCAAGGTCTACCAGATCATCTCGGTTGAACATTTGGTCAATCTCGATGATAGTGCGAGTGAGTCTTTTATATTGTCCTACTTTCCAGTATTCCAACCATTCAGTGACTAGCTGTAATTGGACGAGGATTTCAATGAACTCGAAGGGGCTGTGTATCCCTTCGTCTCGGACTAATGCTTCTGGATAGCCTGTTCTTGGTTCTCCTCGTAGGTCAGTAGTTCGTTGATAGACGGCAATGTTGATTGGGTTGTCTGTCCTAGGGAGGAACATTGCGTTGACTTTCTTTGCGGTGATGTCGCTTGGTTTGTTGGCGACGAAGATGGCAAAGATGAAGAATAATTCCAGCTCTACCCTAGATCGGTAGTAGTGGGTGATGTTTTTTGGATCGATCTGGCTCGTCCCTGCGGCTGCATAGTCTTTTTTCATGGTCAATAGCCGTTGTAAGCTGCGGTTGTGCCGTACTTTTTGCGCTTGGCATCAGCGGCCTTTCTGAAGATGTCGTTGTAAGACCCTTCGCTCCAGTCTGATTTTGGATAATACTTCCAAATGTTCAGAGATGTTATTTCTTCTTTTATTATCTTGTTCCTCATAATGATAGTGAAATAAGAGGGAGCCACGCTGCGTTAGCAACATGACTCCCTACTGATTAGAACGTCAGAAGGTGCTGACCTGCGACTGCTGCGGCTCCAGCTCCTATTCCTAAGCTGATGCCAGCAAACTTCTTACCCGGTTTCCTACCCGTCTTTAGGTCGAGCCGTCCCATAATGACGTCATCCGCCAGTGTGAAGGCTTTCGTCTTACGCGACACGGTGCTGTTACCGAACAAGGCTCTTACTTGCCTACCTTGTGATACCATCGCGGGTTCCTGATAGATACCTGCACGTCCTCGCGGGTTGTTAACAGGTGCGTGATGGTCTTCGTACTCTGTTACGACATTGAAGCCGTGCCAGATGGTACCCTCGCTCTTGTTCTTCCCTTTAGCGTTGTGATAGACGAACTCCAGAGCTCCCCACTTACGCCAATCCTTGAGGTCTTCATCAATGGGTCGGTCGTAGCAGAGCTTCAGGTAGTTCATCTGCTCTCTCTCGGATAACCCGAAGACTGCCATCTGATTGAACTTCTTTTCCACATGATCGAGATGACCGAGGCCCTCCTTCATGTACTCGACGGCTTGTTCGAGCTTGTTCTTATAGTTCTTCGTGTGCTTCAGGCTGAAGGTGTACTTCGAGTCCCTAAGCGCTGCGAACAACGTGTTACTACACACAGGTCGGATATGTGTGAACTTCATGGTTAACGCCTGCTGGCCGGTATGGCCTTGAGCGATTAACAGATACCGTTCGGTGGTATCCCCGTTGCCAATGTTGGCTTCGTACGGTAGGCGGCACTGCAGGAACACTGAGGCACCATTATGATAGTGACCTCCTGAGACAAACTGTGCTCGTTGGGCACTGAGTATCTTGTCGAAGCATCGGAATGCCTCGGTATTTTGGACGAGCTCGAAGCCCTGCCCCACCACGCACTGGCCTAATCCCCGTCCGGGCGCATCCTTTCGGAATACTCCTTTGTGAGAGTCCAGATCGACCCACTGATTCGTTCCGGTCTCCCGGTCGTAGGTCTCTAGCTTGATACGGCCATCGTCAACTTCCCAGTTGAGTCCTGCTGCGGTTACTGCTTCGGCCGTCGAATAGATCGATTGCCCCTCTAGGTTCTGTATGTTGCATCCTTGCATATTATTTTTTATTGCTGTTATTGGTTAAATGGCTATTTGAGAGTAGCCTTTTTCTCTACCGACTAAGACCACAGGCCTTGGGTCGGTGAATCTAAGATCATGTTCTTCAGCGTCGTGTGTTGGGTAACCCCAGATACGACTGTTGCTGATTGAAGCATGTTTGTAGTTCTCTTTGTTATGCACAACCATTACGTTGTGCCCGTGGCCTAACACTTCCTTGGCGTTATCGACGTCAAGTTCTCTCCCATCGAAGGAGAAGGTTAGGTGATAGTTGGCTGGCATGTTTTTCCATGCTGGCCGGGTACCATACGTGTATTTCGTATAGTCGTAGAACTGAACGTCTGGGAAGATATCGAATATGGTCTCCCCTTCATCATTCCCTACGGCGTTATCGTGTATGAGCATTGTCTCCCACGTTAGGTCGGACAATCCGTTAAGCCTGCATGCTAACTTGATGTCTGGCGCATCGGAATAAGCAAAAGGCAGCGAGTAGTTGAGCTTGTTCAGTTTCTTCTGGATTTTGCGTAATTCCAGCACGATTTCACTCATCGCTTCCTCACGGTTTTCCATGAGCTCACGTGTTCTTCTAATCCGTGCTTTCTGCACGTTTGGCATTATTCCCCTACCTTGATGATAGAGGCATGTCGTACTACATTGACTGAACCGTTTACAGACGGTATGCCCGCTGTAGTTGGCAGGAGCCAGATGTAGGATTGCTGTTGCATACCCATGCTCAAGCCCCTTGATAATCTTAGGGTTTGCGAGGGTAAGGAATCGGAGGCCGCTACCAGTAGCGATGACTTTCTTCCGGAGTTCGTCTGATACCACCCTCTTGGATGGTCGAGGTGGGTCGGCAAGTACTGGCACCCCTTGTAAACAAGGAGCATCCAGACTAGGGCTGCTATTACTAGGATCGTATCCCAGTTCTGTTTGCTCATGCGTGGTCATTTCTGTTTCGTTTTGTGTTTTATTTGTGTTCACTTGTGTTGTCCCGTTTTATCCGGGGAAATGTTTTGCTTTCGTGCTTTCTGTCGTTTGTATGCAGCAGTCCGTAGCTTCCTTAGGTGGGCCTTCTTGGCTTTACCTGCAACTGTGTTTTCTGCCTTGAGCTTGTCAGCCTTCGCGATGAACTTATCAACGGACAACCCACTTTCTCGGAAAGCGCGGATCAGCTTATCGTCGGCTCCCCCATTTGAGGCCCATTCGCCTGTGAGGAGCTTTCGCCTCATGATTTCACTGATGCGGTCATAGGTCGGCTTGCCATCGCCCTTCGGCACTTCTGGGAACTCCCCGGCGTAATTATCTCCACCGATAATACTTTTCATATGCCCTTCCTTTTGATTAGTTTGACTTTTATCAGGCCTAGCTCAAGTGGAGCCAGCGCTTTGAAGGCAGCCTTCGAGAGGTCGATGCCTCTCTTGAGCCTTTTGGCAGGGCCTCGGTCGTTGATCCTGACCACCACTACCTTGTCATGATAGTGAACTTCGATTAGGGAGCCGAAGGGCACGTCCCACATGGCTGCCGTCAGCTTATCTGGGTTGAATAATTCACCCGATGCGGTTGGTTTGCCCCGGTATTTCTCACCGTAATAGGAGGCTGTTGTCGTTTCATTCGATTCGGCAAATAGGAAGAAGCATGAGCCTCCAAGAATTACCGACAGCGCAAGTCTGTAGATCCCCATTACTTTCCCCCTTTCGGGTAAATAGGGGTGACGGCTTGGGCGAGGACAATCTCCTTGAACCGCCGCATCTGCGAAGCCCGGAGCCGCCGCATTTCGCGACGTACAACAGGATGCCAGATGGCTTTGATGCCACCGGAGACGCCGCACAGACTGTGATAGTGGTCTTGAGCCCACTGGATGAGCTCGCTTTTCTCTGTATCGTTCATTTGTTTGATGTTTTTGTGTTTATGTATGTGCAGGACTTCCTGCGTGATAGTTATATAAGAGCTTAGAAAAAGATCGCTTGCGATCCCTCAAGATTGATCAAGGGGATCGCAAGCGACGCAGGGCCTACGGCGTTATCGTGTATGGGAGGTGTGTCTTGGGCTCCCCGGCTGTCTGTATCCGTGAGCGCTGCCCTTCAGCCTTGGCCGTTTCTTCTTGCTGTGCGTTACGCACTTCCGGCATCTCGCCAGTGGGTGTCTGAGTGCCATCCTCGGACGTCGAGAAGTCCTTGTCGGTGCCCGTCGCCGTGGTCTTAGTGTTGGTGATAGTATCCCCAGAGTCCTCGACGAAGAACTTGCCGTTCACCCAGTACCCTCCGGCCTTGTTTTTGCCGAATTGCACACGCATCTCGAATGTGCGGTCGATGATGTTCACCGCCCCGCATTTACAGGTGCATGTGGACGTGTATCGCCCGTGCTTCGTCCTCTGACCGTCATTTACATAACGGGAGGTGGTTTCGCCCATGTGGCGAGCAGTGCCGTCCTTCTGCTTGGTCTTTACTGGGATTCCCTTCTTTAGTAGGCAGACCGTGAAGAAGCTATTCTCTTCGACCGATGGGATGAACTTCCGGCGGTTAGACCCTTCGGCTGCGGCCCTGAGAGCCGCGACTTCCTCGGAGAGCCTCCTGTTGAGGAGTACGCTGTCGAGGTGGAGGTCAACAAGGGACGCTTTGGTGTGTGCCTTGCTCAGCTCGCGTGCGGCGACGTTCGTTACTGTGTCTGATGTCTTCATGTTTATTGATGTATGTTTGTGTTTGTGTGTGTGCAGGACTTCCTGCGTGTCATGTAATTTGATAGTAGAGTTTAGAAAAAGATCAACTTGTTGATCCCTCAAGATTGATCAGCTTTCCACCGCGCCACGACCCGCTGGCCTGCCTCAAGTGTCTCTTGTTGGGCTTTGGTCGTGACCGAGATGATAGTCCACCCGCGAGCTTTCCAAGCAGCCGAGGTGGGCTCGACGTTACTCACTAAGGTGATTAGGGATATCATTAGCTTACCGCCAGCACTAGCGATGAGCTGCGCGTCGCTGTAAGTCTTAGGCCAACACTGATCGCAGGTTAGTAAGCCTATTGGGAATTTAGCGTACTGGCCTCCAGTTGGGATTACGTCGAAGGAGTACTTTACGTGCACCTCAGGGATGTCGTTGAAGTCGCCAGCGTCCAGTAACTCAGTGCTTAGGTCATTATGTTTCATATGTATCTGTTATCTTTCTTTTTGACTTGCGTGAACAGCCACGTCGGCCATTACCCACACAAGACATAAAAACCTAGATAAGATGGAACGTCATTTTTCCGACCGAGCTAGCTGCTACGCTCTCATGCGAGGTAAGCGACGTTATTCGAGGTCGCCGAAGGCGGCTCAAGGAGCCGGAAAAACGCAAGCAGGGCCGAATCTCATCACAGCGTAAGCGGTCGTGTTCTTTACTCAGAGTAACTACTGAGAATCTGCCGTCGTGCAGCGACCCCCCAAAGAGGTAAGCCTGCGTCCTCTTTGATAGTAACACCTATGAGCGAGCTTGCTCGTGATCACTATTCGGGTTGGTTCCATGTTATTCGGAGGCTAACCGCTTCGTTCTCTATTCTCTAAAGAGACTCACTATTTGGTTAGCGTCCGGGTTGTAGCGACTTAGGACGAAAGCGCCGAGTGCATCCGAGGTGATAGTCCGTTTGTAGGAGAAGAGGAAGCCCGTGGTTGGTGAACCATAGATGGAATGAGGATGATAGTATGGATTACCCATTGAATAGCGCCAGCGGTGAGCTAACCTCTCGTCATCCTTCCGCTTTAGCGGCACTCAGGGCTTCCTCGGTGGCCATATACCGAGTGCATCCGAGGTGTATGATAGTGTTACCTTTGTGAGCCGAGCGAACCACTTCACCATCGACTGCGTAGGCTCCACAAGCGCCAGCGTGGGCCGTGACCGTCTGGTGAGGAGGCATCCGAGGAACCTCTTCGGCCCTACCGAACACTCTGATTGCGAAGCATTGGTCACCGCCATGCGGTGTAACCTCGTAGAGCCGCCGGAGGCTAGGTTGCGGTTGAACTAGCTTAGTTCAGCACCTCGTAGAGAGCCGCCGGAGGCATCGTTCGTTCCCTACGAGCTTGCTCGCTGTTTGTGTGCCGTGTTCCGGGCATGGAGACTTAGGTGCTCAGTGGTTTAGCCTGCTGTTGTTAGCGTACTGGGATTTATGCGGTGCTTCCGGACAGATAGCCAAACACAAACGAACAACCAGTAGCTCAACTGCCGTTAACTAGTGGAGGAACCAGCATAAAGCCCCCACGGGGGGTAACATCACGCATAGAATATACGTGTACCCTCTCGGATTATTGCACCAAAAGGTGTCCAATTAGAGACCGGGAGTAACATCGTAACGGACAGGGAACTGCACTAAAGGTTACATCCACGTAGTCTTCTCTACTGTCCCCCACATCTTGTTATGGGACTCCATGAACTTCTCTAGTTCAGCGTTCTGGATGTCCTCGTAGTAGTCCTGTACGCCTTGATCTACGTGTTTCTCCATGTGTTCGACCCAGTAACCGACGGCTATAGCGAGGGCATCTAGCCTATCGTCATGCCTAAGGGCACCCCTATCGAAGGTTAGCCTTGACAGTTGGTAGAACAATTGGTACAATTGGCTACTCCCTACAAGGGACGCTCTCAGCTCGCTGTCAGTTCGACCACTTCCATAATCACTTCTACAACATTCAAGGTCATTCAGGACTACCTTAGGGTCAACTATGAGCCTATGGGAGTTGAGGATGGGCTCAAGGGTGTCTATGATTCGTCTTTCCTTTTGAGTGGAGTGTTTGACCTCTTCAATGGTCACTGGATAGCCTATATCCCCTGCTAAGACTGGTTTTAGGAGCTGAGAGAACATGCCGTCCCCAAAGTTGCTCTCTATGATGATCTCATTGACTTTGTTGTCTTTTGCAAGTCTCCCTAAGGCTTTTAAGATGGGGGGAGTGTATCCCCCTAGGAATCCTCCGCTGGCTGTGAGAAACAGTTGTCCATTCAGGATCTTAACGATTGCGTAGGCTGTTTCGTCTTTCCCCATACCAGCGGGATCGATAGCCATGACGGCTCCCCCATAGGGCTGGTGATCCTTAGCGACCTCCATAGGCCTGTAGAAGCGATCAGCCCCTAAGCCGACAGAGGCAAGGTCTTGGCATATTAGGTCTGGGGAGGAGGCCCAAGTGAGCTTAGGAGAGGCCACGTCGGAGTCGAGGGGGTGTACAATCAGGTCTGCCAGCTTCAGGGGGTACCTACCCACGTCAGATAGGGAGGTATCGAGCATGTACTGAAGGGCAAACCCGCTCTTTCCGTAGGAGGCTTCCCTCTCCTTGAGATCAATATCATCGAACCTTTCTGGGTCAATAGGAGCGCCTTCGGCCTTTTCTTCGCACTTTGCTAGGATGTAGGGAGCGAGTCTATCTCCGTAGGCTTCTCTGGTCTTCTCAGTGGGGATACGGGCAGGCCATACCCTAATTTCGTACCCTCGTTCTGGTAAGACATTGTAAATGGACATCTCCGTTTGGGGTGTCCCCAGATAGACGATCCGTCCACTCGGCTTGAGGACAGCGTCAAACTCCTTAATGGTCTCCTGAATCTTGTCCCTCATCTGCTGGGTCAAGCTATTGTTTAGGGATTCCACGTCATCAGCCACGATTAAGTCAGCCCGCGAGCCAGTAAGCTGCCCAGTGATCCCTACGCTCTTAACGGACGGGGCGTGGGCAGCCGGTGCTGGGCGTACATCGAAGGCTATCTTACTGCTCCGCTGGTCATCTGAGGGAATTAGGTGCTTCAGAACGGGCATCTCATTGATCAGCCGGAGGGTAAACGTCGAGAAGTCATCACTTCGGGTCTTAGAAGCACTAACCACGAGGATATTTGCTGAAGGATTGACGAGGAGTTGGTGACACACATAGGCACTCGTAATCCAGCTCTTCCCGACACCCCGGAAGGCCTGAATGCAGCACCGTCGGGGCCCATTATCCACATACGCAGCTATGTCGTACTGGGTGGGGGTAGGGTCAGGGAGCCCTAGATGCTTCCACGTGAGGTAGAGGAAGTTCCTAAAGTCCAGTAATTCCGTTGGACACTTCACTTAGTTGTGCGTGGTAAGAGGACTTTACGTGGAACATACTTGGGGACAAACACCGGTGGGAGTACCTCCGTAGGGCCGGGGAAATACTCCACCTCTAGCCCTCCAAACCCCACCTCGACGGTCTTGAGGTTCTGACACCCTCCCCCACAAATGAGGAGAAGGGTCAGGAGACCTAGCAGTGGTGCCTTGGGGCTGGGTGTGGTCTTCACCGTCATTTCCTCTGGGAGGGGTCTACTGACCCACCTTTAGGGGTGCGGAGTCGCTGACGAGGCTCTCAGCCGTCGGGAAAGGGAGGGCATTCACGAGTCCCTCTAGGGGATTAGCCGCTGCTGGAGCCGCAGTGATCCCATTATCCTTCAGAAACTGACGAGCTACGTTCAGATCGGTAGAAGTGGCTGTACCTTCTTGAATCCGAAAGGTGATATCGTCACAGAGAAGCTCAAAGAGGCCTCCTAGTTTTTCTTCCTTTGTCTTTGTCGTCTGTGCCATGTCTGCCATTCGTTAGTCGCCTTACCGATTGTCCATACAATGGTCACCACAAGGAGGGTAACCTTCAAAATCAATTCAAAATCAGTCAGTGTCACGACACCGATGACGGTACCATTGACACCAACGATTTTGAAGACATCTAGCATGGCACTTAGTTGTCCACGCCGTTCGGCGTCATAGGTACCGTACCGGCTGGCGCAGAGACGGCAGGGCTATGAGCCTTATCTAGGAGGGTCACTACGGTCTGCCCTGCGTCCTTTAGGCCTTTGATCTGAGCCTCTCGTGCGCTAGGGACTAAGCCGGGTGGGAGATTCCCACTAGCTGAATTGAAGAGGAGATTCAAGCACTCTATGGCTTCGTTGATCTCACTGACGGTGATTGGGTTTTGTGGTGCTGTTTTTGATTTAGCCATGTTTTGTTAGTTCTCTTATTGATGTCCGGGTTACCGGAAGGCCTGTTGTACAGGGGGCATGATGTGACGTGCAACTACTTTCTCTTCGCTCTCACCGGTTTCTTAGGAGGCATGACCTCGACTTGTAGTGGGCCTGACGACTCACTTCCTTTTGGTAGGTAATCAGGCTGGTGATTAGTCAGAATCTTCTCACAGATCAAAGTAGATAAACTGGTGTTCTCAATTCTCATTGTGGACTTGCGGTCTGACATGTAGAAGACTGTCTCTGTCATCCCAATCCGGACGATCCTAGCTTGCCTCCCGTTTAGGAATACGATCTCGTCCAAAGCCCATTGTTTGGAGAAGTACACCTTTAGCCCAGCCGCAAAATTCTGAACCAACTCGCGGAACATCAGGACAGCTACACCGGCCACAAAGATCCAGCCGAACTCACCAATGAGGTCACGTGCCATGCCTTCCATAGCACCCTGCCCTCCGAGTTGTTCCACCATGTGGGTAGGTTAACAGTCTTCAGCCCCACTGAAAAGGGCTAAACTTTTTAAGTGAGTGTACGCTTTCTCTACCAGCGTATCCGTAGTCCCGTCAGGAACAGCAGGCATTGAATAGGAGCCTACGCCTTCCTCATACATCCAATCTACATCCTGATACGTCTCTCTCGTCTCCCAATTCAAGACTTCCAGAGAGAACACGACCGCTTTGTCCACCTCAACTCCATGAGGCTTATCATAGTTATAGCGTAAGTCTGAGACTCTCCAGTAGG